CTATTCGAGGCCGCGCACGTCGATCTCTTTGATTTCAGAGGTATGCAGGAAGCGCCGTATGCCCTCGCGCGGGCCTGGTACTTCGATGAAGGCATCGGGGACATCGGGATCGATGAGCGCCTCGGCAACGGAGCGCGCCATGTCGATGTGGTACTCAAAGCCATTGCGCGCGCGCAGCGTCACGGCCAGGCGTGGCTCAGAGGCCGGCGGCGAGGACGATGTGGCCTGCATGGCTTTTGCCGGGCTTGTGGCGGCGGCTTCTGCGCTCACATTGCGCCGTTCATTCTGGATAGGTGATGCTTTCTCTGTGGATTCGGGAGTGCCTGGCACTGCTTTGGCTGGCTTCGTGTTCCTGGCTGCCATAGTCTTCTCCTCGACAGAGTGAGAATCATTCTCACTCTGTCAGTTGTGTGTATACGCAACTATGCAGCGCGATCAATGATACACGACGCCGTTTAAAATTCCCCAGCCACCGAGGAACTCGATACAGAGCGTTTCATCCACAAAATCTCCAAAGCCCCATTTTGTCGGGTTCTGCTGCGTCGGTGGATAATCGACGCCGTAGTAATCGCGGTTGTAAATCACGCGATACGGAGGCTTATTGTAGCCAGCGACGGGATAGGGAAATTCCAGGCTGCCAAAGATCATCGTGCCTTGTGCGAGGTAGGGCAGCGAGATGATCGTCGCGACGTTATTGGTGACTTCGTTGAGGATCTTCGCCACCCGGTAGCCGGCGATGAGGTTGTTCTGCTCGTTGAGGTTATCCGCTGTGACCACGACGCGCGTATTGCCGGCATTGCTGACGAGGTTGGTGATGGTGATGGCGTCGAGCGGGCTGACGAAGATGTAGCGAGGATCGGCGCGCGACGCAGTGAACATGTTGTAGAACTGGTTCTGAATATCGCTGAGTGCGAGGTAGCCAGTGGATGCTGCTGGCTGCGAGATCAGCGCCTTCAGGGCGCCCGTGCCGGTCACGATATTGTTGATGTTGCCGGCATTCGCGTAGATCATCGCCTGTACGCCCTGGAAGGTCAGCGGCTGCGAGGATGCGCCGAGGGCGACGGCGGCAGTGTTCGTCGCGGGAGGATTGGCACCGCTAGAGGTAAGGCTGGTCAATGTCGCGGCGAAGTTGCCAGTGGTTGGCGTTGCCGGCTGCACGGGGGTTGCGCCGCCCTGGAAATTGCCTGCGACCTGCTTCCACATGGCGCCGTTCGCGGGTTGCGTGGCGCCAGAGCCAACATAGACGTTGTAGCCGGCGGCATTCGGCACGGTAAAGAGCGTGAGGGCAATGCTGGAGGTGCTGCCACTCGTCGCAATCGGGCCGATGATCTTCGAGGCCAGAGACTCGCCGTTCGCGTTCGTCGCTGTGACCTGGATCCAGTACGAGCCGGCGGCAATCGTGCCGCCGGTGGAGGCAGCGGTAGCCAGTGGCGAGGGCGGCGCCCAGAGGTAATCGCTCATATTGATGAGCCAGTTTTCCTCGACGAGCTTCAAGGCGTAGAGGAGCTGCGCCGTGAGCAGTGCGCGCAGATCGCCTTCGAAGCTTTGACCGCGCCATTCGGCCTGGAAGGTCAGGCTATCCTGGAGGCCGATGGTCTGAAACGTGTTCGACATCGGTACGACGTTGCGCGACACGAACTGCGGATTGCCACCGTCATCAACGGCGCCGATGACGCTCTGTGGACCGTTACCGCCGAAGAGGTCCGTGACCGCTTTCCAGTGGTGGGTGTCGATGCCCACGCCCTGCTCACGCGGTGTCATGTTGAGGAGCGGCGTGAGGTAGGGAACGAGCATCGCTGCCGGCGCCTGCAAATCGTAGCCCAGGAAGCCCGTTGCGAGGTTGGTTCCGGCGCGGGTAATATCGGCCTGGCTATTCTTGACAAGATCGATGGTTGCCTGGGAGAGATCGGATTTCGGATCGCTCACGTTGGGCGGCGTGGTATTGCGATAGATGTCGCCGACGGCTTGCCGATGCTCAGTGATCGGCGTTTGCGCGATGCTGGCATTGACAACTGGCGCAAAGGCATCGACCATCTGCGTTGCAAGCTGTGGATCGAGGCCGCGCACCCGTTCAATGAGCGCATCGTACTTCTGAGGGAGTTTCGGGGTGTTACTCAAGGAGGTCTCCATGATGAGGCTATGCTTAAGGCATTGCTAAACGGGGACGATCTGGGGGTATTTCCTATGCTTACAGCATAGTTAGCGGGGAATAGGACGCATGAGGCGAGCTGCGGCCTTCACCTGGTCCTGGGGATTGCTGGGAGGTGCGAAGCCAAGCTCAAGCGCGCGGCGCATAATCTCGGCGTCATCGGCGCTACGCGATGTCGCCTGTGTCGCGAGGCGTTTATCGACAGGCGCACCATGCAGTACCGGGCCGCCATCTGTAGGCTGCGCGGCGATCTTCTCAACGAGATCTTTGATCGCTTTAAGTTGCTCATCGATGCCATCGACGCGCCGCGTGATCTCTGGCGAATCCTCGGAACGCTGCGCATCAGCGGCGAGCAGGGCATTGACGCGGGCAGTCATGGGCGCCACCTGGTCGCGCAGGGCCTCACTGATTTCAGCACGCACAATGTCAGCGACCAGGCGCCGCATCGAAGCCGGCGACACATAGTTTGCGTCCATGTCGCCATCGTTGTCATCGGACCTTCCGATCTGGTTCAGCGCATCGATATGATCCTGGCACTCATCGCAGCCGCAGGTCTGGGCCGCCGCCATGTGGGCATTGTGCGCGTGGTCGCGCGCCATATGCATCGCAGCCCTGGTCTCGGCGCTGATTCTGGCGCCGGCACGCTCGACGCTCTCGGTAGTGGGCGGGGCTTGCGAGGGCTTCGCTGCTTTCTCCATTTCTGAGGCTGACGCGAGAACCGCGCTGGCTACGCCGTCGGCGCGCACAACTTCCACATTGCAGCCAGGGCAGGCAGGGTTGTCAACGAGGCTGAGTTCCACAGCATCATAGCGCTCAAGATACGGCAGCTCCTCGCCTTCAATGACGCGCGTCGTCCACTTGCCATTTTTGCCGCCGATAGAGAAGCCGGTGAGCGTGCCGTCGAGAACTTTGTGCCACGTATCCTCGGCGCCCTTCGAGATCATTGCACGCACAATGATGCGCTTATGCTCATCGTCAGGCGTGATCTCCAATGCGCGCCCGACGGCTTTCTTGGGATCATGCATCTCTCTGATATTGCCGCGCCATCGGTTGAACGCATCCTTGCTGGCCTCGTAGCCGATGACCGTGCGGTACGCGTCTTTGGTCTCGACGGTGGCGACACCGATCACCTCCCGGCGCTCTTGGTTGACCCTGATGATTGGCGCGTAGTAATGCACATCCGGGGCGGGCATCGTGCGCTCGATGAGTTCGCCGAGTGTCTCTTGTGCATCGGAGGTATCGGCGTGTTCATCAGTCTGGTCAGCGCGCTCAGAGGAATCTTTGTCCTCTTTGGCCGTATCAGGAAGCCCTGACTCAAGACCAAGACGCTTGGCGATGGACTTGATCTTGCGGCGCACAGCATCGGGGTTGTCAGCGTGGCCGGCAAGACGCCAGGCATCATTGACATCGCTGGCATCCTCGATTGGGTAGCTGCCATCTGGGCCGGCAAAGTTCTCCGGGTGTTCTTTGAGATAGGCTTCGCGTTTCGCAGTCGTCCACTTTGCCCGATAGATGTCATCGGGATCAAGGTGCTCTACAGGCTGCTTTGATTTCGTTGGGGGCATGTAGTTCTCCAGGGAAGGCTAGGTAGTACGGAAGTATGCGGGGAATCTATGCGGTTTCAGGCTCTTCAATGACCAGGCAGAGCACTGTGCTGCGGCCACAGAGTATATGCGCGCAGTACCTGTGATGTCCGTCCAGAAGTTCGTAGAGGCCGGGGTAGTACTTTGATGGCTGCACAGAGATGAGGCCCGGCGCATCGTCAGGGTATCTCTGCATGAGATCGATGTAATGCAGCAGCCGATCAGCGTAGCGCGGCTGACATTCAGTGACGTGTAGGGCGCTGATGGGAAGGCGCTCGATGCGAAGATGGCTGTGTTGCTTAATCATGTTGAGATTTCGTGGAAATTGCGGTATACTAGCGCCACCACGACGGAGGGGAAGCGATGTCCAAAGAGAGCAAGCGTGAACGCCGGCATTCGGAGAGGAATCGCCGCGCGGTGCAGCAACAAATCGAGGATCTCATGGCAAAAGCTTCGGCTCGCCCTGCAAGCGAGGATCGGCTAGGGATGGTCGGTCTCATGTCAGCGCTTCTCGCAGCAAAATTACAATCGCTGCTCCTCCAGGCGGAACAAAGTGATCAATAGGCCAGTGTCGTTCAATGGCAGGATATCGGGCATCCCAGCTCGGGAACGCGGGTTCAAGTCCCGTCCCCTGCTCTCAATGCCGCCGGCGTGACTGTGCAGCGACAGCGAGGATGCGCTGGCGGCGCTGTATCCCCTGACGGCCACTTCGCATCAATGGGCAGCGGCGACGCAGCAGCATTCTTCACACAGACCTCGCAGGGATCTCCGTCCGTCACCCAAGCAATCTTCGTCACACCCTGCGCTCGCAGTTCATCGAGGACTGCGCTTTCAACGGCGGCGTGGATCTCAGTCTCCGCGACCATTACTGCATACTGCATGCGCCACAAGTCGAGCTGATCTTGGGCCTCGTCGAGCGCGCCATCGGGATCGCTGATTTCTCCGCTATGGAAGATGGCATCGATAATCTGCTGTGCTTTGTCGTGGAGCTGCGTCATGATGCCGGAGACTGCTTGCACCGCTCTACCTGCGACGTTTTTGGCGGCGGAGATCAAGCCGCGCTCATCGATGCCGGTTGCGATTCGCCGGCCTTCATGCACAGCATCTTCTAACAATGTGCTCACAATGTCGAGCAATGTTTCTTGCGCCTGCTCATCGGGCATCTGCGCGCCATCGCTGCTGAGCTTCGTCTGGTCGATGAAGTCGCGGATCGCCTGCGCAAGCTGCACCTCCAGCGTAATCTGCTGCTGCGATGGGCGGCGCCAGGCGTCGCTGCGCTCTATACGCTGCGCATTGTCGCCCTCCGCATCATCTTCGCTATCTGGAGCAGATGATGGTTGCTTCGGTTTGCTTTGAGCGCGTTGCTTTCCGTTGCTTTCCGTTGCCTTTTTGGGTGGCGCCTGGTCGTCCCCCTGCTCATCATCGCCTGGCTGCTCTTTCGGTGGCCCACCTGGATTCTGCTGTGTGAATTGCAAGCCGGCGAGCTTTGCGTCATTGGCAGCTTTGCGTACCTGCGGATCGGCAGCGTCCTCTAAGAAGACAGGGCCATCTTTGGTGAGGACGTAATTGGGGATCTCAGGGCCGGTCCAGGGAATATTGAGTTGCCGTGCAGCCACCGTTGGCGATGTAATGCCGGCGCCAGTGAGCGCGACGTAGGACGCTGCCATTGCGTTGAAGTCTTCCGACTCTTCAAAGCCGCTCCATGAGACAACGAGGTCATTTTCGCCGAAGTATTCTCGCAGGACCTGCGTGAACAGCGTCGCATAGCGATCCATCAAGGGCTGCACCGCGCGACGATAAAAGACGTTTTCCTGGCTCTCACCGCTCGACTTGTTGACCGTCTCAGTGAAGCCGAGATCGGCCATCGTCATGCTGTAGCACGCGCAGGTCACATTGAACAAAAATCTGTCGAAGTCTGTCGTCGGGATCTCTTCGGAAAGCGGCGTATACTTTGAGCCTGGCTGCACGACCTTGACGCGCGATCTCGCCTGGTCGTTCCCTGCGAGCAGCGCATCCCAGAGCATTTGATAGGCAGCGAGCTGCTCTGGCGTCCATTGCGAGCCATCATCCGGCGGCTCTAAGAGGCCAGGCGGTACATTGCCCTCAGTGTAGTGCGAAAGATCTCTATTCTCTTTGCGCAGCGCCTGGTTGACTCTGAGAATGATACGCTCAACGCGGCTGAGGCCGAAGACGCTCTCTGTGCGCGTTGTTTCGCGCTGATAGAGCATCTCATCGCTGGAATACCAGCCGGCAGGGACGCCATAGACGAATTGCTGATAGGCAGGGAATGGCGGCGAGGGCCTGCGGCCTCTGGGATCGATCAGGGGTTTCACTGTGCTCCCATCGACCAGCTCCATTGAGTACAGCCCGCCGCCTCGATTCCGCCGCATATAGATCGCAACGGCATCGATTTGAAGCTGATCTCTGACTGCTGCGCGCAGCCACGACTTCAAATCATAGCCATTGCCGCGATCTGGCATGGCGAAGAAGTCGCTGTATTTCCTGATTCTGTCAGCGTACTTCTGCGTTGCGGCGCTCTTGCCCTGCTCGTTAATGATCTCATCGCGTGGCTTGATGACGAGATTGAGCTTTGCTACGGTGTCGAGCCATACTTGCTCGCAGAGTTGAATGCCATCATAGAGCGCAGCGAGGTTGCGCAGCGTCTCGAAGCTCGTCGCTTCGGTACTGCGCGGCTGCGAATAGATATTGTAGCCGACGGGATAGACGAACTGGCGAGGCCCTTGTGGCAATGCCATGCCAGGTTGAGGCGCAAGCGGCGCGCCGGGTGGGAACATCGGCGTGCCTTGCTTCGCCGGCGCCTGTTGCGCGACCATTTGGCTCCACAATGCCTCCTGGCGTGGGTTGCGCGGTACAGCGGGCGGCCCCATCATCGACGCAATGCGGCGCTCGATTGCGGCGTCAATGAGGCGGTCAATCTGCGCAGGGCTGATCTTTGGTTGTCGTCGAGATCGGCGTGACATAGAGGGGCTTTCGTGGAATAATCAGGGGAAAATAGCGAGGGGCGGCATGAGCAAAGAGCTATTCATGATCTGCATTGTCTGTGAGCGTGATGTTGCAGAGGCAGACGTTGCAGACAGCATACGGCCTGGCGATTGGGTGATTTGCCGTGAATGCGATAAGATCACGCCAGATCGGCGTCAGGCAGGGCAACACTGGATAAAGCGCTCGATTTGGCGCAGCGCTCAAACGACGCGCCTCAAAAGGTTCGAGGAGGCAACCAGGCTTGCCTTTGCATATCTGTCGTCTTACCTGGGTGATGACGACCTTGCACTGACCGACGAGGAACAGGCAATGATGAAGACGTTGAAAGAAGCGCTCGCCTGGGTGCAGCCATGAGACATCACCGCCCTCCCGGCTACTTCGGCCCGCCGCCTCTACGTTGCCCTTGCCTGCGCCGCGCAGGCTGTCGCTCCATACATATGCTGTGCAGCCCGGTGATAAAGCGATCATCGGCATGCACGGCGCGCAGTGGATCGAGGATGCACAGCGCTTCGTCGTAGTGCCGATAGGCAACGTGTGCGAGTGCCTGCATTTTCTTCACGGGCAGGGCAAAGGCGTCAAGGGCCTCCAATGGTTCGCTTTGCTCTAAGAGGGACGCTGCGACAATGGCGATGTCGCAATAGCCGAAGAAATAATGGCGAACGACGAGAGAAAGCGCGCAGACGGCTTTACATACCTCATCGGATTTCCACTGGCGCTTATGCAGCGCAACGGGATCGCAGTACTTACCGAGCAGTTCATCAAGAGCATTCATGCGTAGAGTATACTACGCATAGCTCGCCTGCCATGCGTAGGCAGAGTAGCGGCGTCGTGTGCCGAGAAGTACGCGGCGCCAGCATCACACCTCCGCAAAATCGCTGTGCTTCGCGAGCAGAAAATCATCGCTGACGTACTTGGCAATGGCGCGCCCAATGCGTGGATCCGTGCGCTCAATGAGCGGCTTCACCACGACGCCTTCGCGAAGATGATTCGAGCCGAGTGCCGTTTTGCCGCTGGCCTCCATGCGGATCTCATCGAGGTTGAAGGGATAGCCATAGGAGAGCATCGGCACCATCGCAACATCGTAGCGCACACAGAGCATGCGGAAGACATCGAACTCGACATAGCGGCCATCGATCATGAGATCGAATGCTCTGTAGCCAGCGTGGCCCGCATAGCCGTAATCTAAGCTCTGCACATCACTGCCCAGAATTTCGCCGTAGAGCACGACCTGGCGGTGATACGAAGCTAGCGCTGTAAGCAGCGCCTCGACACCTCGCTGTTTTCGTGGCGACCAGTAGAGCGCGTCACCTTCGCCACGGCGCACCCGGTGCGATCCTGCCATCCATTCGCCGTTGATGATGCCGATCCGCGAATTGGTGCCGTGCAGCTTCTCAGTGACGACGACCAGCTCGTCGGCGCCGAAGAGATCAGGGAAGTGGCGCAGGTTCTGAATGTGCGTGTACTCAGGGAAGAGCGGATTACCAGGGAGTGCATCAGGGTTGGCGACGAACTTTCCCTGCCCTCGCATCGCCTTCGCCCAGGCGGCCTCGCGTGTCGGTGGCTCCCACTTCGTCGCGCCGTAATACTCGGCGACGTTCTCACCGATCTGCCATGATTCATCCTCGCACGGCATGACCAGGCCGAACGATGGTTCGCCGCGCAGTCGCGTCGCTTTGATACGCTGCTTATCGAGATACTGCGTGATACCCCAGGAGTCGCTCTTGTCTTTGGGGAGCATCGTATCAGGAGGGAAATAGACCACTTTGTCGCCGACGTTATAGCGATCCTTCTGCACGACACACTGCCATCCCAAGACCTCAGCGATTTCGAGGGAATCGGCGTTACTGTGCGGCCTGATCTTTGAAATAGTGGTGACGGGGACGATGAGCGGGCCTGGCATGCGGCGTCCTCCGGTGCTGTTAAAAAGGATGTGATAATATAACCACAAAGATTACAAGGGAGTCGGCGAATGAGCGAGGAGCAGGCGCTGCAAGTCGCGCGGGCGGGCGAGGCCCTCACCGATGAGCATGAATATCGACAGGCGTATCGGCGTGCACGCGAGGTTCTCGAAGCAGGGCTGCCGATTCGCATTCGCGTTATCCAGAGATGGTTCGATGAGCACTATCCAGATCTCGGAGTCATCGTGACAGCGCAATTCATGCCTCTCCCGTGCGGCTTTACGGCGCGCATTGATACCACTATCACCAATCCAGAAGCGCTCTCATACCTCGATATCAATGCCATTTATCAGGAACTCGCCCTCTACCTTGCCAGCCTCGAATCTTAACGAGTCTTTAATAAGCCACGTCGCTAATAAAGAATCAGCGTCTTTCCTTGAATAGCGCAGCCTCTCCGCGCTTATCCCTGCGCTTCATGCTTCTCTAAGAGCGCAACGAGCATCGCGGTCTGCTGCGAAGTTGCGGCCTCCAGCGCGACCAGCTTATCGAGCTGCGCTGCGTTGACGTTATCCATTCTTGCAATGCGGCGCAAAATAACGGCGTCGCGCCTGGTCTGGCCGAACATCGCCAGGCCGACGATAGACTCGATCACAATGGCGAGGTACGACGCGCACAGATTCCACCAGGTGAGCACCGCGCCGCTCTGCGACAGCCAGAACACCGTTGACCAGGCGAGGAGCGTAAGCAGCGTCACGACGCCGAGGAAGGTCCAGCGCCGTATGATCGATTGCACCATCCACGATATGTACTCGCCGCGCGACAGCTCATCGTCGGTCACAGGATCGCGGTACTTCACTGCCTGTTCTCCTGCGCAAGCCGGTGCTGCTCATCGTCCCACAAGCGCTGCGCATACCAACGTTCTTGCGCAGCGCTTGTGCTCTTCGCCTCGCGTTCTCGCTGTACGCGGATCTGCTCAGCGCACTGTGCACACACATTGGTTCGGCGATATTCTTTCGGTGACGCCATGAAAACAGCGCCACACATCGCGCAGGCATGCCGATCTGCTGCCGGGCACTGACAGCGCTCGATGCGGTCCTTGAGGCCGACTTCAAACAGCGTCTGTGCTGCCAGAATGACAATCTTGCCGCAGCGCTGGCACGTCGTCTGCGCACGGGTCTCTCGCTGTAATCTGCGCATCGGCGCGGCGCGGCCTCGAATGTACTTCGCGAGCGCGCGGCGCTGTGCGCGGTTCAGGACAACGGGCGCATCGTGTTTGCGCGGCGTAATCAGTATTTTCGGCGGCATCGTTTCGGTTTTGACGTTAGATTTATTCCCATTGAGATCAGAGGAGGTCTCGGCATTCATAGCTCATCCTCCGCACGCAGCGCAGGCGTATGCTCTTCGATAGTCGTCGTGACCTCTACGTCATAATCGAGATCCTTGATGATCTCTTTCCATCGGCGCTGATATTCGGCGATCTGTTCATAGCTCCAGGTTGACATGTCGGTTGACACGACGATCCTGTGCGTCATCCTCGTCTTCATTGGCTGGCCTCGTCATGCTCTTTGAACTCGGCGCGCACCTGGTCGAGCAGCGCTGTTGCGCGGGCCTCCTCGTCTTCGTGAAGGACCTCGAAGCTGATCTTGAAGGTATCGGCGAAGCTGGCGAGCATGAAGGCTTTGTAGGCTTCGATTTGCGCCGGCGAAAAGTCGGTGACATTCGTCGCGAGCTTTGTGATGAGCGTTGTTTTCATCGGATCTCCTTGAAAATGGCGCCTGCTTGCTTGACACATTGACAGTGTTGAATTAAGCTGAACTTGGAAGAACGGTGATTAGTTGTACTTGGGACAGGTGCCTAGATGGATGAGTATTCCGGGATGCTCCAGGCTGTTCCAGACCGGCTTCGTGCGCTTGAAGAGTGCATTACCACCTGGCTTGCCACGAAAACGCGACGTTCTGGCAGTGAGAAGACGAAGACAGCCTATGAATGGACCATTCGAGAGTTTCGCGCCGCGTTGCAACGAGCTGGACGCGATCTCGACAGTGATGCTACACTGGTAGCGCGATTTGCTGAGACATGGGCATCGATAGGCCGCGATGGCCGCGCTATTGCGCCAGCAACGCATAATCAGCGCCTGGCGATACTCAGTAGCTTCTATCGCTATGCCAGAACCGGGAGGATCGTCGCCGTGAACCCTATTGACCTTGCAGAGCGTCGCCCACGCGTGAGCGTGCATGCGGCCCTCCCCATGACAAGCCAGGAGATTGCAGCGCGACTTGCCTTGATTGATCGCCGAACTCTTGCTGGCATGCGTGACTTCGCGCTGCTTTCCGTTGGATTTACGACCGGGCGACGCATCGGAGAGCTGGCGGCGATGCGCTATGGACATCTCTCAATTTCAGCGCGGCGCATCCTGGTTACATGGCCCCGCTGTAAGGGCGGCAAAGTGATGCACGATGTCTTGAAGCCGAAGACTGCAACTGCACTCATGGAATACCTTCACGCCGTCTATGGTGAAGCCTTGCTTTCCATCGAGAATGATTCGCCGATTTGGATTTCGCTTTCGCACAACAACTATGGCGGGCCGCTCTCATCACAGTCCATCTCCGATATCTGCGACAGGTATCTGGACGATCCGCGCGGTCATGTTCTGCGCCACTCGTTTGCGATCAATATGGAGAAGGCCGGCGCCTCACTCTCTGAAATCGGTGAACGCCTCGGTCACAATGACCTCAAAACCACCTCCATGTATATGAAGCAGCTCCACAGCGCTGAGAACCCCTACGGCGACAAACTCGAAGAAATGTTCGGGATCTAGGAACCACTCAGCAACTGCTTCGCCTCATCGAGCAGCGATACCGCCTGCGCGATCTGCGCGCTCGTTGGCCCTGATCCGCCTCCACTGTTCCCACCATTGCCGCCGTCGTTCCCATTATTCGGCGGTGGGTCGCTACTCGGCTGGCCGGCAATGTATGCCTTGAGACCGTTGTAGGCCACCGTCTTCGCGCCGCCTGCCTGGACCAGCGATGTGCCGTCAGGCGGGTTCGCAAAGCCGAGGGTAAAGACGTACATGCGTTGAACTCCGAGCTTTGCCGCCTGGTCGTAGCAATACTTCTCATATTGCCATTGCAGTTCAGGAGTGACGACGGTGCGCAATGCGCGGCCAAAGTTCGCCGTGGTGGCCCAGCCAAACTCTGTCACCCAGATCGGCAGGCTTATGGTGTGCTGGGCCAGCACACCCTGCATCGCTTCGATGTACTGTGGGAAGCTGGGAATATTTGGGAGACTGCCATCTGAGGGATCGATATGGCCGTTTCCAGGGATACCGAAGTAGGTATGGCAATTCAGCGCATCCATGCTGTGCGCAGCCTGCTGTAAAAGCGTCGCCGTGCCATTCTCAATGGTCTGCGTATTGCGCTGCAAGAGCGCGCCAGGGACAACCAGGAGATCAGCATTGATATTCTTGATAGGCTGGTACACTGCGTTCATCGCAGCGGCGAGCTGCGCGCCGTAAAACGTCGAGCTGAGGCTGTACGCCTCATTGCCGACCTCAAGGACGCCGATCTTGCCATGTCCAGTCTTGCCGTTATAGCGGCTCGCTACCGCCGAAGCATACGCGAGCATCCCGGCAGGCGTCGGTAATCCTTGACTGTCAAGCCAGGCCGCCGGCAAATCCTTGAGCACATAGTAGGCTTCGATGCCGGCTTCGTTACACTGCTGCACAAAGTTATCAGCGACAGCCCAGTTATAGCTGCCACGGCCATCGGTCAGCACTGTGGCCGACAGATTAAAGCGCAGCGAGGTAAGACCAAGATCCCGCATCGCTGTGATGACTTGCGGGTTGAGTTGCGGCCCTTTTGAGCCGACGGTGACGCCATAGACTGTCATGGCTATTGCTCCTTATGCTGTGCTAAATACCGGGATAATCGCTCATCAATGGCTTTCGACGAAATCACAGCGCCAACGCCGGCGATGAGGAGGATTTTGCGGATATTGGCGACGGAAAGCGTGGCCTCCAGCTCGACGAGGGTCCTGATCGCGGCATCGATAGCGGAGGAAACGAAGGTATCATCGCCCGGCATAGCATTGCTCCTCTAGAGAGCGTTTCGCCTCGCGTCTGGCGCGCTTACGCCATATGCGACGAATGCGCCGGCGCTGATACTCGAAGTAAATCCAGCCTCCAGCGTGATAGCGCAGGCCATAGGTGCGGATCTCATTCTGCTTGCTATGCGTGAATGGATAGCGCCTGCCGCCTGTCATGGCTTGCCTTGCCTCGCTTCCAGATATCTCTTCGTCCAGGCCACATGGCCTTCAGCGCTCCGTGAGAATAATTGTTCCATTGCCCCAGAAAGAGCGTCTGCGGCGTCATCGTGGACGCCTTCTGTTGGAAACGCTTCAAGCTCGCTGAGCAGCGCATCATTCCAATGCGCTCGCAGCAGTGCGATGTTCTGGCCCTGCGCTTGCGACGACACTGGCTGCGCCCGCGATACTTTGTCGCCGGTGGTCTTGATGCCAGTGAAGACGAAGCCAGCGAGGACTTTGCGCCGGTAGTAGTCGATCAGCGTTTTCCCTGAGCTACCAGGCTCTTGCTCGATGAATACGGCGACATCATGGCCGTCTTGCTCTGCCGTTCTGCGCACCAGCGCCTCGACGTTCGCCGGCGTCGTGCGCTCACGGCGCATATCGAGGACGACATAGCGATCATCCTTTGTGCGCGCCACCTTGATGCCGACGGTCCAGTCAGGATCTGGGCTGCTCTCTGAAGGCTCTGTCGCGGCTAAGTCCCAGTAGCGCACAGCGCGCGCGATGTCGTCTGTCGCCGGCGCCGCTTCGAGCAGCGGGAACCAGTGACGCTTAAAGAGGCTGCCGGTGTTCCTGGCATTCCAGTCGCCATAGAGCAGGCGCTGTCGCTCGACGAGCGGCAGGGCTTTGAGCGATGAGAGATACGATGGATCAGCGTTGAGAAGCGCTGGATTGTCGAAGATGCTGGCGGCGATGAAGGTAACGGATACCCCGTCGGGGTGTCGCTTGCCAGGGGCAAGCCAATGGATCGCGCCGCCATCTCTGATAAACCAGCGAATCTCCCCGGAGCGCGCCGGATGCTCATAGGTCGCATCGACCCAGGGGGCAAGGAACGATTTGACCCATGAGTCTGCGTCGGGATTCGTCGTTGCCCTGATGCGCGCCGGTGCGCCGCTGGTTGTGCGCAGCCTGGAAAACAGGTAAAAGAATTGCTCAGATGTATAATGGGTGAGTTCGTCGAAACCGATAAAAGCAAGCTGGCTGCCTTGCCAGGCGAAGCGGTCTGCTTCGTATTGCATCGAGGCCAGTTTGATCTTTGTGTCAAATTTGGGCCAGCGCCACTCATAGCGGCTCTGGTTGGCATGGCCGCCGGCCTCTGCATAGAATCGCTGCGACTCATCCCAGAGACCGCCGGGCTGCGTAATCTGCGGCATGACGCGGCGAAAGAGCACCGCCCGATATCCTGGGCGCGGCTCCAATGCCGCATAGCGCAAAGCATCGAGGAGCAGTGACACCGATTTTCCGCCACCGGCGCCGCCACCAAAGACTGCCACCTTTGCAGGGCTGGCTAAGAATCGCTCCTGCGGCCCCCGCTGCGGCCCGATGACCTCAACGCCTAAGCTCTGCTGTTCCCTGACCAGGGCCTCGACGGGCCGTGGAATGCTGCGAGCGGCGAAGGTCATGCGGGGATCTCAGGATGCTACAAGGAATTCTATGTGTACGAAATTATGGCTGAGTGATTCATAGAGCCCGGCGCTACGGCATCGGTGTAGCCCTGAGCACCAATACAACACCGATCAGCACAAAGAGCAGGATGACAGCCAGAGCGAGTGCGATGTTATACAGCGCCGCCTTGATCTTCTGCGCGATCAGTGCTCTCCTCGATGTGCTCTGTTTCAGGCAGATAAAAGATGACATCGACTTTGCGCTCCTCGCTGACCTCGATAGCTTTGCCGTCTTTGCCGGTGTGCTCGACGCGCTGTGGCGCATAGCCGCCGGTGTGTTTTGCGAGGAGATCAACGACCTGGGCGAAGCGTTCAAGGAATTTCTCGTTGACGGGCACCTGGTCGATGTCTGCCATGAGACGGCTGTACATGCGCTCCGTAAGCGCATCGAGCTTCTTGATCCGCTCCGTGTCCTGCGCGTTGCCTGTCGCGAACTGCACCGCGCGCCACCAGGTATCGTAGGCTTCGGCGCGAGCACGCCAGTCGTAGCGATGCGCAGCTTCTGTCCATGCAGAGGGCGTCGGTTTACTTTGTGGATGATTTTTCTCAGCATTGTAAACCGCGCGCACAGAGCGCGCCGCGCCCATCTGAACGTAGCGGCAAAAGCGATCATACCAGAGATTACTTTCACCTGCTCGTCGTTCCCAGGGCTGCTCATCGGCATTCATGGCTCTCCAGGCTATTTGTTATCGAAGTAAGCGATGTGATAGGGAATCTTGTGCTCATTAAGGCGCTTGCATAGATCTTCCATCGAAGAGCACTCGCTACGGAGCGGATATCTTGCTTCCAGGATGAAGACCGTGTAGATCGATGCCCTCTTGGGATATTCAATGCCCTGCGTCATATGGGCGGCATTTTCATACCAGTACGCAAGGACAAAGCGGCGGCCCTTCGCGCCACCAAGCAGTTCCAGGTCAGCCAGGCCAGCGAGGTCTTTTTCAATGCGACTCTTGTGCTCTGCCTCACACTGCTTGACCTTCTCTGCAATCGGCGTAATGTCAGCGCTTTTATCGAGTGCGCCGATAGCCGCCGCGATGCCTTGTGGCGTAGAAAGAGACGGAGCGGGCGAGGGTGAGAGTGGGCTGCTCCCAGTACTGAAATGAAGAGCCAGTGGATTCCCGCATAAACCACACATCAGGGTTTCCTCCAGTTTTCATCGGAAATAGTGGACAGGCTATAGGAATCACTCACAGCGCGGTATCGCTGTACTGCTTTGTCTCCATGAGACCACACCGAAAGACGCGGCCAGCCTTGATCTCAATGTGCAGTTCAGCATACGCTTTTTCTGCGACCAGCCGCTTGAGATCGTCAGCAAGATCGACAGCGAATTGCAAGGAGATACCACAGAAGCCGCTGAACTGACGCAGCGCCTCCATGATTGACGGTGAAGAAACAGCAGACGATTCAAGAGAGGTCATGGAGGCCCCGCCTTTCACAGTGAGGTCGTAGAAAAACTCAGCTAAAAACAAAAAAAGGCATAGTCCTCCGGGATCTATGCCTCGTTAATTACACTAATGATACACGATGGTTTGTGGTTTGTCAAGGGGTTTCGCTCTATTTCTGAGATTTTCATCAAATCTCATGGTGTTTCTGAACCATGAGATAAAACTCCCCTGCTTCTCTTTGGAAGCAGGGGAGTACTGCGAAATCCTTGAACCTCAATCGCCATCCACCGCCTTGATGTAGAGGTCAACGACCTGCCTGGTCGCCTCATGCTCTCCAACGTGCGCCGCGAGCTTGTCTTGTAACTCTCCCAGGCGATCATAGCGCGCATTGATAAACCGATGCTGGGCCGTGATCGCATAGCCCGAAAGCCCGCGCCGCATGCCCTCGCATTCCGCCTCAATGGCCGCACGGATGCGCGCCACTTCGCTGTGATTCATAGCCATTCCAGGATACCCCCTTAAAGAAGCTGAGTTATTTCTTGAGTATACGCCGCTTTACCTCTGGATCGCTACACCCTTCCCAGAACGCCACGCGCCGGCAATGTTGCCTGGCTGCTATCCGTTGCTCCTGTGTCGGTTCCGTGATCCCTTGCTGTTTCAAATACGCCTCGACATGGCGCTGAAACACAGCGTCTGTCATGCGCAGACAGAGCATGCCATCTTTGAAATAATGCCAGCCAAGTTCGTTACTGTAATCGAGTAACTCTTCCATACCATATCATGCTCCTTGCACTCACAACACGATCAAAGAGAGGCAGCGATCCCCATGCGCGCACTCTGGAAACACAGAAACGGAGCGCGCATCGCTGCCTGGGCGGCCACATCGCTGCGCGTGACGGTCCATATGCCGCGCGGCGCTGCGACTACTGGGACGCGGCGACGAGAACGGGCGGTCATCGCCGCGCCAGCCCTGCCCATAAAGGGCAGCGCCACAGATCAGTATAGCCGATGAAGTGCAGGCAGATGATTGCAGATGAGGGGAACAGATCAAGCAGAGACGGGGCATGATGCATAGTGTGCGCATCTTGTTGCATGTCTGCTTGCTTATAAGACACCCGGACACATCGGTAACATTGAGCGCGCCGCGCCGGCCTGGAAAGGTGCTTACCTGACGCTCTATATCAGAGAGCGATTTCTGCGCAGCCTCTAGCGCCTTCGTCAGATCGGCCTCTAAGCCGCCATCATGGCGCCGCTTGGCATTCGCCAGCGTGTTCTGCATGCCCTCAATACTGCTCAAAAGCTTATTGGCATATTCCAGGCTGGCCGTCAGTTGCGCGATTGTGGTATCCTCAGAATGAGGAGTAGAATTGTCAACCATTGGCGTTACTCCTTTTCTAAGCGGTATACCCGTACCGCTTATTGGTTACAGCCCCCGCGCCTGATGCGCTTCTTGCAGGCGCGGGGTAAAATTTCTTTGCCTGCCTCAGCAGGTAGCCCTTCCGCAGCATAGCGCGCCGCGCCGCGCGTAGCAAGCGGCGCGAGTGCACATTTAACTTCGTTAAATTTATTACCCCCCCTTTCTCGCTCAATTTGCGCGTTTCATTCTGGAATTTGCGCGTTTCATTCTGGAATTTGCGCGTTTCATTCTGGACTTATCAGGACAAGATTACAGGCTTATGATCCCTGCTCTGGCGCCTCTCTAAGCATTTTCCGATATTGCTTTAGCACCGACTCTGGCGGCGCAAAATTCCACTCTTGTTCAAGCCACAAATCCAGCCATCCATACGCCTGCTCACGTACTGCCTTCTCTCTCTCTTCGCAGTCTGGTGAGCTATCCACTACGCGCCAGTAGCTACCCACAACCGGCGGCTTATCCCCTCTTTGCTTCGTCAAGTCTTCTAGCGCTTTCATGATGCTAGCCCGAAAATGCGCGGGGTGCGCTTTTTCTGGTATAATTCCGGCGCCTTCCAACAGTGCGCGCATGGTGATATCGTTAAAGAAAGAGCATGTGAGGCGCCTCACATGCTCTGATATCAACGAATTTCAGCGCACGATGTGCTCGCGAAGCTCAGCTATGCGTCGTTCACCCGGCCAGGCAGACTGCATAGCAACGAGCGCCGAAAGACTCTCACGGCGACGCTGCTGACTGGAAAGTTGGCGCGCGATCTGCGCTCCTTTTATCCAGCGATCAATGGCATACTCCATATCACGCGAAGGATGCATCAGTTCGGCCAGGGTCTGCTCGGTATAGGCTTGTGCTTTCCAGGTGGCGTTGGCGGCACGCTCTTCCTGTAATTGATCGAGGGCGGCAATGGAAGGCGCAGGATCGCCGAGATGGTAGTAGACATGTCCTTCATTGAGAAGGACATTTGCCCAGCCATAGTCAGCGAAGATCGGAAGTGTCGCGCCGGGGTCCTGGGCAAAAAAGAGCGCCTTTGCTTTTTTGAGCGCTGAGAGCGCATCTTGCTTCTCTCCCGTATAGGACAGGGCATTCGCCAGGCCGATATATGCGGTGCTGGCAATGGCCGGAGGGACGTGCGAGGCGTTTGTGACAAGCATCACGGTGCGCTCTGCCGCATCGCGCCAGGGCCGCACATCCTGCATTGAATCGTAGACCGTTGCGACATTCCTGGCAACGACGATCTCCAATACTGAGTCATGTGCCTGATGCGCGATCATGGCTGCTTGCTTTGCGTAATGCAGTGCCTGCGCCGAGCCAGCAAGATGCCGGGCCAGGATAGACTTGAGGAGCAGCGCCTGGGTGAGCAAATGCGCCGCCTCGGTTCTGTTGTGGCTTGATCCTTGCTGAGAGAGAGCTTGCAAGGTAGGCAGATATCTCTCAATGACTTCGCCTGCAAAGGCGAGATCGTGACCCTTGCGCAATTCCCAGCAGGCAGTAATGCCTGCTGCGCAGGAGGTCAGGATCTCCTCGGTGGGACGTGAGAGTACAGGGATAAGCGCCGAAAGACTACAAAACTCGACGGGGAACAGCGCCAGGCGTCGCAGTGCATCGCGCCGGCTGATGAGGTCATCAGACATATCGCTACCCTCCACCTCCAGGACGATCAGTCGCTGGAGGTCTTGATATCGGGCAGTGCGTGCAGACCAATTCCAGGCAATCTGTAGGAGACGCATGGTAAGATCTTGGCGCGAGAATTCGGCGATGACCTCATTGTCTCCGATATCGCCCTGGATATGATGCACCGGAGGGGGTTCGTCCTCCAGGTCCAATTCATGCGCAGATTTCCCATAGACCTCGCAGAGCTTGCGAATATGCATCGGCTGAGGTGATGTCCTCCCTTTCTCCCAACGCAGGAGCGTTGAGCGGTCAATGCCGATCTCTGCGGCTGCCTCGTCGAGAGACCAGTGCTTTTTGTGCCGTGCTGCTGATAACTGTGCCCGTTCCATGTTATCGCTCCCTCCGCAACAACTCTGCTTGCCTGGAAGACGGTTCATTCATTTTTATCAATGAAAGTATAGCAGATGGTGTTGCCTCTTGTCGAGGAGCATCGCTCCTCGATGTCCAACCATAAAAAACGCCGAAGCCGCTGCGCTCCCCCCGGCAGACGCAGCGGCTTCGGCGATAGAACGGAGAAATGATATGGATGCGCGTAGTATACCGCGCGCGCCATCCACGCGTCAATGCAAAAGGACCTGCACTGCGAACCAGAGAAATATCGCCGCGAACGCTGCCCAGAGCAGAGCTAAGCCAAGATCGCGCCAGGGAAGACGGCGACCACTATAGCGCCACAGGCCATAGCTGAAGAATGCAGCGCTGGGCAAGAGTGCGAGCGCTGCTGCGCCGACAAGCATCATTCCTTCGGCCTCGCTTCCTCTTTGTCGCATCGATAGACGACGCGAGTATTGCCATCATTGTCAACGAGGTCGATCTGGATAATGCGGCATCCATCGCGCTCGCGATCTGTCACGATGAAGCCGATGAACTGCTCGGTCTCCCAGGACAGGGAGCGCGGGCGCAGATCGCGCTCTCCTCCATCGCGTAGCCAGCCGGGAAGAAAGACCACGAAAAGGACGATGGCCGCGCCAACAAGGTAGCCCCGTAGAGGTATGGGCGGCATGTGCTCAATGCCAAGCGCAAGAACTAAGATCACGCCGATCCACAGCGTCCACCAGGTGAGGACTTTCCGGCGCTGTGCATAGCGCCAGCCAATACAGATCGCGAAGAGCACGACGATCAGCTCGGTGTAGGCGCGTGCGGCAAAGAGCAGGCTATTGCTGTCCATCGGCGTCCTCACTCTTGCTGCTCATCGCAGCTTTCGGCAAAATAACAAAGCCTTCGCCATCGGAGAGCACCAGGTCATGGCCGATCTCGATGCTCTGATAGCGGTCTTGTCCTTTCCAGAATGTTGTTTTAAGCACCTCACCGATCACATAGATTGGCCTTCCATCAGGGAGCACATGCTTACAGACGTGGATAATCTCATAGCCAGGCCATCCATTGCTTTCAAGATGGGCGCCGACTGCCGCTCGGATTCGCTCCTCGATGCATTGCTCGCGACGCTCCGCGTCATCCCAGGCTTTCCGCGCAACTTCCTCTGCGATCTTCTCGACGGCCCCCAAATCATCATGGCTGCTCATCGACGGCCTCGCTCTCATTGCACGCGGAATGCTGTGCCTGGGCTTCTTTGGCGATGAGCACGGCTTGAGCTGCCGCCTTGCTCTCATAGAGGGGCAGCGTTTTGCCCTCTTCGGCAAGATGCTTCGCCAGGGCCTCGATAGCCGTCCAGCGATCAGCGAGGCTCCATGCTGTCCAGTCGAGGCTGCCTACTTTGGCAATGAAGTCGGGGTGCGTAATCTTCGCTTCAACACAGCGCTGGTAGAGCCAGCCATCGAAGACCTTTGGCGGCGCTGTTTCGAGATTGAAGACGGCCTCGCGTGAGCCTCTCGTCTTCGGCATCGGCGCAATAATGTAGACCTTCGGAAATAATGACGCCCCCGGCGTCTTCGATGCTTGCTCTGCCGCAACGGCCTGGAGTTGCGCGTCAGTGTCATTCGGTGATGGTGTTGCGATAAGTGCTGTGGTCATAGTTACCCCCTCGATTTTTAATGAGAAGCAGCGGGATTGCTGCTCGCTTCGATTTTATTCGTCGTCCACGGCGATGATATCCGTGCCGCGCTGCGCAAGCTGCCAGGCCCAATATCCTGTGCCGGCGCCGATCTCAATGGCACGCTCGCCAAGCCACTCTGCCACAAAGTCGAGCGATGCCGGGTCAGACACGGCCCAGGCATAGCGGCGTACAAAGTCATCGCGCGCTCTGAACTGCTGTATCTGGGCATCTATACGATGACGCCAGGCGAGGCTTCCGAGATCGTCGCCATACGACATTGGTGGCAGCGTGAAAAGTTCTGCTACCTCGTCCCAGTAAGGATTTTCTATGGTTGTCAATACATTCATTGATTTTCTCGCGTATACTGCTCAAACTTCGCGCACGCCGACCATTTGCGTTTATGATCGGATCCCGGACCATCATCGTGAAACCGCTGCTTTCAACAGCTTTCTCAGCTTCTTCTCTGAGAGATCGCGGCTCCTAAAGCCAGCGAGGAAATAGTCCAGCAATCCTTCTTTGGCCTCGTAAGGCTCGCTCTCCGGCGCAAGATCAATGCTCCCACCGGCTCTCAGGATTTCGATGAAACGGCCCTGATACTCATACTGCTGGCCCGGCCCTACATTGAGCACATGAACGAGCAGATATTCCTTGCGCGCCGGATCTTCCGATGGTTTGTATGGCGGGATCGGCGCGCCGCAGGCTGAGGTCTGTCCCCAGACTTCCTGAATAAGACAGAGTTGCGTAATCTCTGCGTTTTTATGCCTTTTGCCATGCGAGCGCCCAAGCTCGAACATCGCTGCTCGCTGCGCACGCAAGCTATTCGGGAAGGTTGCAAAGAAATGCAGTGTGATCTCCTTGCCGGAAAGCTCGGCAAAGAGTACCGGCGCGAGTTCCCTGTCCTGGAGTAAAAATTCTTTGGCGTGCTGCGTCAATGCTTGAATATCCATTATTCCTCCTCGCGCATTACAGCGGATCGATGTCGAGCGCCTTGCATATATTGATGATATCGCGCAGTTCGACGGCGCTCCTGGCGGTCTTTGCGCGTTCACGCAGTCGCTGCCACTGCTCTTCTTTGTCCTCGACGATCCAGCACGGCGCCTCGACGTAATACTGCAAATACGCCCGGACGAGCGCGATCTGCGCGGCAGTCATCGCGTGTCGGTGAAGAAATGCGTTCATGGCCCGGCGCAGCTCGTCAGGCCAGTCATTGCGCTGCCAGTACGTCGGCGAGCCGAGCGGGGCTTCGTAAGTCATTGTTTGTATTGGCATAATTCCCTCCAATCTTCGATTAATCCGGCCACTCATAGCCGAGGGCTGACTGCGCAGCCACGCCTGGCGGTGCCTCTGTGACGACATCGCTCTCTTCGATATGCTCTCCTTGTTTTGAGGCCGTGGCTGACAGAGCAGGGATCGCGCCAGCTCGACGCAATGCATAGTACTCAGAGAGCCGAGCGGCGAGCAGCAACGGAATATGCCCCGGCATCTGCGATGCCTCAGCATCGGCAAGGATATCTCGGTGCAGGTCGGAATCGCGCAGGATTCCGACCTCATAGTACTGAAACTTTTCACGATCTTTCGGCATGACGATCTCCATGATTACGATGCTGCGCTCTGCGTTGGACGACGGTTATAGAGCTGCGCTGCGAGTGTGCAATACCCGATAGCATTGGCATGCACCGGATTACTGACACGCGAGATATGCGGTATGCGCTCTTTGAGCGACGAATAGAAGTAGAAGGTCCCGCCGCCGATGCAGAGCACTGGCTTAAAGCTCACCGCGACAGCGCCGCGCTCGCTTTGCCGCCAGGAGCTGGCTGTGAACGAGACGATCTCGGCGCCAACATCGGTAACGGCTTGCTTTACAACCTTTTCGATGGCAAGCGGATTGATTTCCTTGCCATACGCGGTAATCTCCGGGTAGCTCTTGCTCCCATGACTGACATAGGCATGAAGAATGTCGCGGGCCTCCAGGTCCGTCAGCGGATACTCGTGCTTCTCCTCGAAGGCAGCCTTGATCGCCTCAGCAGCCGTGGCAACTCCCAGCGGTTTGCCACGGCAGAACTCAGCCTGCGGCACGCCTGCACGGGCCACATAGAGATCCGTTGTGCGGCCTCCAACATCGATGACAGCAGCGTACCTATTCTGCTCTTGCTGGCTACCGTAGGCGATGAGTGCCCCGGCGCCCTCCATGACAACTTTTGCAACCTCAACGTGGGCAATGCGCCATGTAGAGCCGCCGTCAGTCGTGAAGACATGCCGACCTTCCAGGGCTGCCTTGATGTCTTTGCGCAACGCATCGTTTTTCATGTAGATCTCCGCTGGCAGCCCGGTGACGACGTAGAGACCGAACTCGCGATCAGGGATGAGCGAGGACGCCACCGTGAGCAAGCCGCGCAGGCTCTGCTTGCTCGCATATCTCTGGATATCGCCACGTCCATGCCAGGCGGCGCTCGTCTGTTGTAAAGCGAGATCGCCGACGGCCCAGGTGCTCTCCTCATCGGCGAACCCTATGATGTGTGCATCTCTTGCCGCGATGTCGATGCCGAGATTGCGCATGGCTGCCGTATCGATCTTTGCGATGGCAGTCGGAATAGATGCGGAGAGCATCTTGCCATCGCAGACGGTGACGCCGCCGATCTCCGAGTTGCCAAAGTCATGCCCATAGCCATACCATCTCATGTTCATTGTGTTCCTCCTTGCTCTGAACTTGTACCGAACTTGCGCGGTACTGCTTTGTCTATCTGTGTTATTTTGCTGGTATTGCGTGTTCTACTACAGACAAGTACCGCGCTTGTTCGGTACTTGTCCCTATGCTTCGCGGGTAGAGCCAAGCGATGCCACGACTTGCCGATAGAGCGCATACTTGCGCCCGGATAAGCCAACGAGCTGCGCAATGTCCCGATCTGGGTATCCTGCCTCGCGCATCGCGGCGATGTGTTTCCGCGTTTCCGGGGAAACAGGGAGGCCATTGCCTGCGCTCGAATGGTCGTCGTTTCCATCCTGGGAAACAGGAAACACATCCGTAATGATCTTGGCTGCATTGGCCTGTAGAGGCGTTTCCGCGCTGTTTCCATTGGTGTTTCCGTCGTTTCCGCTGTTTCCAGGTTGGGAAACGCTCGCGGAAACGGCCTTGCGCAGCTCCGCCAATCCCGGCGCGTGGGCGCCATGCGGGGAGCGACGCAGCCGGAATTGATGTCGTTCCATTGTTTTGCCTGGGGCCTGGACGAACGCCTCGCCTTTGGCAAGAGAGAGCGCTGCGTCTCCCTCGATGCCAAATTCCTTGTAGATGCGGAAATCCGCCGGCTGTGCCTGCTTCATCAGGATCAGCCAGGATGCTTGCAGCGCGCGCTTGTCGATCTCAGCGATGCGCTGCGCAGCGAAGGTAAAGCCCATGCCGCGCTTGCGTCCTCTGCGCACGACGACTGAAAAGAAGGCCCGCTGTAAGAGCGCCAGCAATGAGATCTGCTTGCCTTCCTCGCCTGCCTCTGGATCAGCGACCATGATGCGTGCAAGGGTGCTCTCAGCGACATTCTGCGGCAGCCACACCGTCGCCTCGTCTAAGATGACCTCGCATGGGATGCGATCATGCGATTCCTCCCATGCTCGGATACCCTTGATAAGATCGATCATCAGCCAGGCCGCCTCGTCATCCTCGTAGCTTTGCAGGTTAACGACGACCTGGGCGCGCTTATTCATCGCCCACTGCGCAAAGTCGTATGCCTGCGATGGCGCGATGCGAGCACTCTCCACCCACACCGGGCGCGGAAAGTACCGCTTATCGCAGAGCGCGCGGTATTCATCCTCGGTATCGAGCAGGAAGAGCGGCGCGCCGAACTTCGCGATCTCCTCACAGATCACGGCGACAGCATTCGACTTGCCGGCATCCGAAGCACCAAAGAGCGCCTTGCGGCCAGAGAAGATCGCGTTGGCATGCGGACGCAAGGTGCTGCCAAGATCCATGTATTCTTCGCTTTCATTGTGAGAAAGACTCGACGCTTCGTTCGTTGTCAAGGTCTGCACCTGGTCATCGATATCGGTAGGCACGAACAGCGCGCGCCAGTTGGCTGAGCGTAGCTGTGTAAGCCCAGGCAGGGTAACGTGAGGATTCTTTCCTGCATTGCCATCAACCGCGACCTTTGCGGCGATTGCGAGCGCCCCGCCGCCGATAACGCCGGCCAGGATACCAGCCTCGCCGAGTCCGAGCATGGCCGAAGCCATGCCCAGAAACGGCGCGCCCACGAAGAACGCTGCGATGCCCGCCTCGGTTCCCGTGGAGAGAGGGACAAAGCCATCATTGTCCTCTTCGTGCTCATCGCCCATCTCGTATCCCTCCTTAGTGGTTTTCGCTCGCAAAGACCACACTTGCACACTTGCCGAGCCGCGAGAGGCCGCGCCATACCAGGAAGATCGATCCGGCACTCATCGCTGCGATATAGCAGAGGCTGACCAGCCAGCCGCCGTTACCAAAATTAAAGATCCATACGAACGCGCCGCCGAGCGTCGTGTTCGTTGCGATGCTATACCAGAGGTCGGTGACAATCTCCAGGCCGAAGAATCCCCAGATCGTCAGCCGGTGTAGGAGCCTTCGCTGGAATGGCCCGGCGTGCAGCATCGCGCCCCAATACAGAACCTGTGTGACGATTGCTACCGTCCAGGCAATACGATTATCTTTGTCCATATTGCTCTGAATGAACGCGAGCAGAGCCTGCGCGCTCATGTGCGAGGGGACAATGATTCCACCTTGCAGAATGCCGACGATGCTGTCATGCGTCGTCATAAGCTGCTGAAATGAGCAGAATAGGCCCGTGCCAACTTCGAGTAAGCCATAGAGAAACGTCGGAGCCAGAGGCTCGCCGCCGCTTTTCGCCGTGTTCGTTGTCGCTCCTCGCATGGCTACACCTCCGCCGTGCGGGTGTAGACGGCGTAATCTGCCACGATGTCCTCATGCTCTAAGATAGCCAGGAAGAGCGGGTCAACCTCGCACTCCTCCCATTCAAGGATGACAAAGCCTAAGCCCTGCCGTGTTGATCCATGAGCGACCAGGATGACTTCATTGCGGTCACGAAACCACTGCTCAAGTTTCTCCAAAATCCAGGAAATTTGAGCTGTCACGGTAAAGTGAACGCCTTGAAGTTGCCCCGGCGGCAATGCGCCACCCGCTGATGCGGGGAGCATGCTTTCCCCAAAGGTGTAGGGAACGAGATCCGTCATTGTGCTAACCTTTCCCATGCTTTGCTATAATGTCCTCGATCCGAGCATCCCCATGCGCCGGATCGTCGCCTGGCAGCTTTCACCTTGCCAGGCGCATTCCTGTTCAACGCACTACGTCATTTCCTCCGTGATGCTGAATTTTGGCGCCGGAAGCTGACGCTGCTCTGCAAAGCGCTCAAACATCGTCACCCCCGGCTCAACGATGAGATACGGCATAAAGACCTCTTCCATCCTCGATGCGCCAATGTCGATCAGCGCCATCTGAGCGCTCACCCAGTCGCGGATCGTTGCCCAGACAGCGCGATATGCCTGCTCATCAAGCTTCTCTTCGGAAATCCGCCATGCCCCGGCATCCTCGCGCGCTTTCTTCACCAATGGTTTCGCTGCTTCAAAGCGCGCAGGCAACCGGAACGTATACGGCGTCCGGCCCAGTTCCACGACGAACTCGATGGCAGTGGCGCGGCCAGCTTCGTCGTAATCAAACATAATCCGCTTTGCCTTATGCGTGGCGAGCGTCGTGCGGATCGCCGCGAAGATCGATTCAAGGCTTGCCTCGCTCGCATAGTTTTTGAGGCGCGGCGCCGCCTTCGTGGCCTTGCCACTCGTTGGTTTCGTAGCTCGCATCGTCATGTTGTCCTCATTTCCTCGCATATAGCGCCAGTCTCGGCGCCTCCATCGTGTTCCTTGTTCCCTTCGCTAGCTTCGCCAGCACGGCTTTCGCCGAAAGCAATGGCAGCCTTGATAAGGCGCTGTACAATCGGCGGCGGATTATACCAATCGTTGTGGCTACGCAGCGTAATCCACGCGTCCTCTGCATGCTCGACGCAGAGCGCGACACTGCCATCCTCGTAATCCTCGCGATAGCCGAGCGAAAGCATCGGATATTGCGCCGCGATGAGATCGGCGAGATCAGCGGCCTCCTCGCGTGACATGGCGTACAAAGGCTGCGCCATCGCCTGGGAGGCCGGCGCGATCTCGACTATCGGCACTTCGTCGGTTGTGGGCAATGCTTCGCCCAACTCCGCCTGCTCGCCGAGTACGGCGGTGGGCGCTGTATCTTCGACAGGCGGAGCAGGATCGATGCCGCCATAGCCACGCTCGTACTCGGTGAGCGGCGGGCCATCGTAGGGTGTCCAGTCTGTAGGATGCCAGAGATGGCGATGACGGTCATAGTCGGCATATTGCCGTTCAAAGTTGTCAGCGACGTTTTTAGGTGTCACAGGCGACTTTGTGGTACGCCCGCCACCCGTGACAGGCTGCTGCCACCACGACGGCGATCCCGGCGTTGCCATATAGCGCGCAACGGTATCGATGCGTTCCCAGGCGCGCGAAGGCGCCATGCCCGCCGTCTGCTCCATGAGCCGCGCCGCAGGCTCAAGGCACTCGGCGCGCCAGGCATCCGGGCTTACCTCAGATTGTGCAGGGATGGCGAGGATGTGCGATAAGAGGCCGACGACGGTTTCCGGGCACCATTCGGCCTGGCGGAGTTTTTCAAAATCAATGCTCTCTCGATAAAGAGAGAAAGAAAGAGGCGCCTGCGCAGAATCTTTCTTAGAATCTCCTGTGAGATCTCTGTAATGATTCTGATTCTTTAAGGGCGCCTTTTTGGGCGAGGCCCCGGAAGATTTAGGCGCGCCCCTTGCACTTTCATCACCCCCCCATGCATTTTTAGTGGCCCCCCATGCATTTTTGGACAGCGCTGTTTTTGATGAATTTCCGTCGAAACCCTGAGAATTTTGGGCTTCCGGGGCAGCCTCAGAGGTAGACAGATCATCGACGGCTGTGATATTCTCTGAGATGAATGAACTTCCTGCCATTTCAAGGATACCCCCTCGATTGGCGTGGATCTCGTTGGCAGAGATCTGCAAAGAGTCATTCAATGTCGGGGCGCTGTCAAGCTTGGGATTCGTCGTCGCCTGATTGACAGTGCCTTTCTTGTGTCTTCTGCCACCGCTGTCCTCTATCTCCCAGCGCGGCAGCGGCTCTGGCGGGTCACGGTCATCAAGGGCCGCGATGGCTGCGTTGACATTATCAGAGAGCAGCAGAAATTGCCGGGAAACCCGTGTGAAGCCTTCGGCTATCGCATTGTGTACACGGCCATCGCGGCCAAAATACTGCCCGGCCATATCAGCGACGATGACAAACGAGCGACCAAGATGATCGCGGTAGATCCTGGTCGCAGCCATTGGTTTGTCGAGCCGGTCATAGTAGGCGACGATGCGCGCTCTGACATAGCCAAGCTGGATGAGGGAAGGCACCTCAGTCTCTGGTGCGCGATCAGCGAGGGCGCGGGCATAGGAGGCGCGCTTGCGCAGTCCCAATGAGAGCTTTTCAAATTCGTGGAGCGATATATCAAGCCAGAGATAGTCGTCGGGCGGAATGTAGCCATCGGGAATGCCGTATTTCTCGCCAATGTATTGAATGCGCTGATCGGTCTTCGTCTCCAGCACCCGCAGTGCTCCGGCGTTCGCCATGTCGCAGCGCGGGGAGAGGTAGAGTAAATCATCGCGCAGCTTAAAAAATCTGGGGTCAAGCCGCTCAATAAGACAGCGAGGGTAGGTCGCCATAGTACTTCTTTCTCCAATTCTACGAAAACTCTTGTAAACTACCATACTATGAGCTATACTACGATCAAGCCCATAGTACTACAGGAGCGGCGCCGGTCTTTGCACGCGTAATTGACCGGCGCCGCTCCTGTTATTGTTTCCCTTCATCGTGCTCGATGAGGGCAAGGATCGCTGCGTTGAGCCGAGGGGTGACAAGCTGATACTGTGTCTCTCCCTGCTCGTTTGTGCGGCGCTCGATGAAGCCGCGCTCAACCAGGCTTGGCCGCGCCGGCTCCCCCTGCGCGGCGAGCACACGCGCAAAGGTAGACTTCGCGACAATGTAAAGACAATGCTCCTCAAAGTCGCGCAGTGACACCGTGATCCAGGGGACGGAGGTGACTTCGCGCTTTGTGCGAAGCTCAATGAGTGCAATTGCTTCTTTTGTCTTATCAACGATCACCTGGAGCGCGACAGCGCTCGCAATATCGTGATCGGTGATGATGACGTAATCCTCGCAGAGATCAAAGGATTTTGAGGTATCACGATGAATAAGACAGGGCGGTGCTTGATACAATAGAATGGCTTTCCCTTTCTTTGTTCTGTGTGCCATACTATGAGGACATAGTATGGCTTTCTGGTGCCGGCGCTGAGATCGCATTCAGCGCCGGCACCGCTTCTTTATGTGGTCTGTGCCAGGCCGATGTAATCGAGAGGCGCCATGCACGCTGCGACTACTGCTGCTTGCTCTGTGACGTAATAGCGCCACTGGCCCTTTTTCAATGCGCAGCGCACAAGGCCCACCTTGAGCAATCGGCGCAAGTGGTGGCTGATCGTCGGCTGCTCTTTGCCACCGACCAGATCTACCAGCTCCTCGACAGCGAGCGAGCACTGCGGCTCACGATGGAGCAGTCGCAGGATCTCAAGTCGCGTTGGATCGGCGAGCGCTTCGAGCAACCGCGCAATCGTCTGTGCCTGCCGCGCCCGCCCTTCGCGTTCCCGGCATATCTTGTCGTCCTCGCGCAATGTGGCGCCGAAAGGAACGTTCATGGTCGTGGTCGTCGTCATTGTTCTTCCCCCTCGATTTCTGATGATTATGAAATCCGCTGAACTTCTTGTGTAACTTGCGATTTTTAATAGGTCATTAATGCCATGAATATTGACAATTATCAATCTGGCTCTACATACTTGTAATAGAAGAGAAGGGCAGGGAGAGCTAGCTACTCTCCGCCTGCCATTGACTCCTAATATGCTATTGGCGAAGTATGCCTTTTTCGTGAGTGGAGCAGGCGGCAAAGCCTCGAATCCTGATGAGCATCTGGGGGCATAAAGACCCCCTCGTCTGTGTTTGGATAGCCCGTCGCCGTGGCAAGCAGCGCTTCTCTTCACCCCCACAACACCATAAGGAAGGATGAATGCGCAATGATCGCGAAAACTCTCATCACGCCCGAGTCGGAATCTTTGCCTCTTTTCATTGGTATTGACGTGGCGAAAAACAGCCACGTCGCTGCCTTCGTAAGCAGTGAGTTGCTCAAGAAGCACCGCCGTTTCGAGTCCTGCCCCGTGCTCGCCTTCGAGAACTCGAGATCTGGCTTTGAGAGTCTGGTACAAGCGATGCAATTCTATGCTCCGCTTTCGGAGTGCAGCGTTGTCCTGGAGCGTACTGGACACTACCACAAGGCCATCGAGCAGTATCTTCTCGATGCAGGCATCGCCGTCTACGAACTGCATGTGCAAGAGCGTCTTTCCAGGATCAAGAGCGATCCGCGAGATGCGCAGAGCCTCGCGAATCTTCTCTATAATCAAATCGCGCTTCGTGTGCAAGTCTCCGAATCCGCGCAGATCGCGCGCCCGGCTCTGCGAAAGAGCGAGACGGCGAATCTTCTGCGCGGCCTGGTCAGGCGACGCCTGGAATTGGTGCGCGAAATCGCGCAGAGAAAAAATCAACTGACTGCCATCGTAGATGAAGTATTCCCCGAATTTGCGCAGGTTTTTAAAAATCCAACCTGCGAGTCGGCGCTCAATATTCGCAGCCGTTTTGCAAGCCGCGAGGAGCTGGCCGAGGCGAGCATCGGGGAGTTGCTTGCCTGCTGTACCGGGGTAAAGCCAGGCAGAGCTGGCCTTTTGCGCCTTCAGGAACTTGCGAGAGAGAGCATTGGCACGCGTGACCCAGCGCGCAGATCGTCGATGCATCTTGAGAAGAAACAACTCATCGCAGAGCTGCGCCTGCTCACTGAGCACATCGAGGAACTCGATTCCAGGATCGGCGAGATCATAAGCTCTACACGCGAAGGCCAGATCCTGACCTCGATCCCAGGAATTTCGGAGATTGCCGCAGCGACGATTCTGGCCTCCATTGGCTCTATCGCGAATTTTGAAAGCGCGGCAAAGCTGCGCGCGTTCTTCGGTTGGTCGCCAGATCAGCGTCAAACAGGGACGACGCTGGACTCGATGCCGCTCACAAAGGGCGGCAATAGAACCATCAAACAGACCATGTATCTCGCCGCCTGGCTCGCCGTCCGCCATGACAGCGAGTGGCGCGACCTGTATCTGCGCCTCGTGCCACGAATCTGCCGCTACGATGAGCGACTGGGCCGGTATCGTGGTAAAAATAAAGTGCTGGGCCGCATCATCGGCCAGCTTATCGGCGTCGTCTATACACTTCTCAGGAAGGACTATGAACTCCTGGCGAGCCTTCAACCCGGTGAGACGCCACCTCCGCCTGTATGCTATGATAGAGCCGTACACCACGCACACCGCATGCGGCATTGCCATTGA